ACAAGAATGCAGAAAACGGAGGTCAATACGTGGAAAAATGTGGCCCAGAATCTCAAGAACTCTCTACAGAATTAGTAAACGAATATAAGCAAATAATTAGAAAAACATTGCATTATTTTTATATTCCTGATTTGTATAAAGAAGATCTTGAAGTAGATTTATTATATGTTCTTTTTAAAGCAGATAAAGATTTTAATGGAGTTGGTTCAATTCATGGTTATAGAAAAACTATGATGGGTTATTATATTAAAAACTTTTTACGGAAGCTAAAAAGAGAAAATGAAATTAAAAAAGTACAAATTCATGAGAACATTCAAGCAAAAGATATCAAAGATTTTGATTACCTTTCATATGAGGAAAAGCGCCTCTTATTAGATAAGTATGTCTATAAAAATCCTATGTCATCTTTTTCTAAAAATGAAAAGAAATCTTTAGAATTAGCTTTAGAAAAGGTGAAATATAATGAAAATAACAGTTGAAGTATTAGATGACAGTATAAATTTTGATTTTACAGAAGGTACTGAAGCAGAATACGCAGAGGTCATGGCAGATATTTTTAGTGTAGATTTATTATATTTCTTTATTAATAATAAACAAGAGCAATATCAAAAAACTATTGATTTATTAAAAGAGATAATTAAAAATAGGAAACCAGTTGTAAATCCAAAAAATATTTTTAAAACAGATTAATATGACAGATAAAAAAATAATTTGGCAGCATTTTGCCAATCCGTTTGAAACAAAAATTGAACCAAGACTCGGTTTTATTGACCCTTCAGCCATTGAAAAAGAAATGGATGAATCTGACAATTTAGCTATGTTAGAAGAAGATGAGTTAAATAAAAAAGATTTTTTAGAAGGAATTATTACGCAACATGGAGTTATAGGGATTAATGAATCTTATAATCCTTATGATTTTTGGGTTGGGCACTGTTCTTTTAAAATAACCGATCATATTGAGCATATTATAGAAAACTCAGAAGGCGTAGAATATTTAAAGGTTCTTTCTCCATACCGATTTAAAATTGCTGTAGCAAGGTACTTTTCACAACATAATTTACGTGGAAAAGTGCTTAAAAACATTGAAATGAGAATTTTCCAATTTTTAGATTGCGTATCATAACTGGTGGTGTATATACTCTTTATAAGACCGGATTAAAATATTAGGAAATAGGAAAAAGAAAATTCTTATAAGGTTGTAATAATGCGTACTGTAGTTAATCGTTTGGCTTCAAATCCATCATATTTTAAATTATCTGATGGTACTGCTGTAAGTACTCCTACTGAAATTGTAGTTGACGGCGGTGTTTATATGGGCGGTCCTTCTGGAGATAAACTAAGTGGTATATCTTTAGGTGGAACTTACTATGATTTAGTTGATACTGGTAATTATCCAGATGTAATGTTTAAAGGTTTGCCAGGAATACCATATTCTTCATATGGTGGCGATGCTATTCATTACTTTAATTCTGACTACGCTGATGGCGTTGGTCCTGCTATACGAGAAGGTTATTGGAATCCAGTTGAAGGCGCTTGGACTACTTCACCAAGTGGTGATATAACCACCTTTGCTGCTGATACTACTAACTTTATTGTATTCACTTACGGTGCTCCGAATCCAGATTCAAGCACTATCTAGTTCACCGCCGTAAACACGGCTTTATACTACCGCTCTAAAATAAAATTTAGGGCGGTTTTTTTATACAAAAAAGGAATAAAAATGTTTGAAATAGTACTTCTAGAAAGATATAAAGACGGAAAACCAACCGGAAAGAAAATATCAAAACAGTCAGATAAAGGTATAGATTTATGGTATTTTATGCATAAAAATATGCCTAAAAGTATACAAGAAAAAAATGGTTTAGATAAAAACGATTTTAAGAAAGATAAAAAAGAAAAGAGAGAAGAATAATGGGTGTTTATGATAAAAGAAAGGCTTTTAAACCTTATGAATATCCAGAAGTTTTAGAATTTAGAGAAGCTATTAAACATTCTAGATGGGATGTAGAAGAGTTTAATTTAGAAGCAGACGCTTTTGAATTCAATCATAAACTGAGTCAAAGCGAACAAGAGCTAATTAAACGCGCACTTCTCGCAATATCTCAAATAGAAATTGCGGTAAAAACTTTTTGGGCAAAACTTGGTGAACATTTACCTAAACCTGAATTTAATTCAGTTGGTATTACATTTGCTGAGAATGAAATAGTGCATGCCGAAGCGTATTCTAAATTATTAGAAGTGTTAGGTTTTAATAATGAATTCGACCAACTTTTAACTAATCCAGTTATTGGTGGGCGCGTTGATTATTTAACTAAATATTTAAAGAATGAAGCAGATTCAGTCAAAGAAGCATATACTCTTAATTTAACTCTCTTTTCTCTATTTATAGAAAACGTATCTCTATTTTCTCAATTTGCAATTATTAAATCTTTTTTGCAAAATAAGAATTATTTAAAAGAAGTAGATACAATAGTTGAAGCGACCATGAAAGAAGAAACTATTCATGGTAAATTTGGAGTCTATCTTATCAATCTTATTAAAAAAGAATATCCTAAATGGTTTAATGAAGATTTTTATGAAAAGATAGAGAAAGCCTGTAAGAAAGCTTTTAATGCAGAAATGAAAATTATAGATTGGATGTTTGAAGCTGGAGAAGTAGACTCCGTTTCAAAAGAAGCTATAATTGAATTTATTAAACATAGATTTAATTCCTCTCTTAAAGATATCGGAGCTAAAGAAATTTTTGAGATTGACGATAAAAAGTTAAGCTCATTGTATTGGATGGTTGAAGCAATTTATGCTTATACTAGAAATGATTTCTTCTGTACTCAGAGCACAAACTACACAAAATTTAACAAATCAGTAACAATTAACGATTTATTTGATGACTAATGGCAAAATTTGATTGGTATAACGACACCTCTAAAGAATTTCTCGATAGAGGTTATTTAAATAATAAGACTATTTATCAAAGAATCGATGATATAGCTAATACTGTATATCACGTTTACAATGATACCGAAGTTAGAGACAAAGTTAAAGAATATATTGAACTTGGTTATTATGTATTACCAAGCCCAGTATGGTCTAATGTAGGTACAGGTAAAGCTGCAGGCATTAGTTGCTTTAATTCATATATAGAAGATAGTGTTAAATCTATTCTACATACAGCCGCAGAGGTTGGTATGTTATGTAAAATAGGTGGTGGAACATCTGCGTATTTTGGTAATATCCGTCCAGCTGGTAGTAACATATCCGTTGGCGGAACTACTTATGGCAGTGTCCATTTTATGAAAATCTTTGATGTAATTAAGAATACTATAAGCCAAGGTTCAACTAGAAGAGGTGAGTTTGCAGCTTATCTAGATATATCTCATGGAGACATAGAAGAATTTTTAAGAATTAATCAAGAAGGACATCCTCTCCAAAGATTTCCTTTTGGAGTATGCGTATCTGATGAATGGCTAGAGAGCATGAAAAATGGAGATGCTCATAAGAGAAAAATATGGGCGTCTTTATTAGAAGCGCGAGGTAAGACCGGCTTCCCTTATATTATGTTTTCAGATACAGTAAATAATAATACTGTAGATGTGTATAAAGATAAAGGAATGAGAATATATTCATCTAATATGTGTTCTGAAATTTTATTACCAACTAATTCCGAAGAGACGTTTGTCTGTGATTTAATTGGTATGAATTTAACTAAATATGATGAGTGGAAAAATACCGATGCCGTAAGAATTGCCACTTATATTGCAGATGCAGTTTTAGAAGAATTTATTGAACTTTATGAAAATGAAGACTTGATTAAAAGATCAATTAACTTTGCAAAAAGACATAGGGCGCTTGGTATAGGCGCAAGTGGATATCATTCATTACTTCAAAGTAAAATGATTGCGTTTGAGAGTATGGAGGCTAAATTTTTAAATTTAGAAATGTTTAAGCATATACAAACAAATGCGTGGAAAGCCTCGAAAGAACTCGCTGAAAGATACGGTGCGCCAGAACTCCTGCGAGATTATGGCCGACGCAATACTACTCTTACCGCTATTGCTCCAAATACTTCTTCTTCTATGATTATGGGACAACATTCTCAATCAATAGAACCTTATACGGCAAATTATTATATTAAAAAATCTGCCAAAAAGAAGTTAAGTGTAAAAAATCCATACTTAGAAAAAGTATTAGATGCTAAAAATCATAATACTATGGATGTGTGGGAATCTATATTAATTAAGGGTGGCAGCGTACAACATTTACCATTTTTATCAGAGCAAGAGAAAAAGATTTTTAGAACTTTTGGAGAAATATCTCAAAAAGAGATATTGATACAAGCCAGTCAAAGACAACAATATGTTGACCAAGGGCAGTCTTTAAATCTTATGATTCATCCAAATACTTCAATTAAAGATATTAACAAGTTAATGTTGGAAGCTCATGAAATGGGGATTAAAACTTTATATTATCAATTAAGTACTAATGCGGCCCAAGAATTTATTAGAGATATATTATCTTGTGATAATTGCGCTGGATAGGAGTTATATGCCAATACCAAAAAGAGAAAAAAGCGAAAAAGTCAAAAAATTCATAAGTAGATGTATGGATGACTCTGTAATGAAAGAAGAATATCCAGATATTAAACAAAGATTTGCAATTTGTAAATCAAACGCTCAAATAGAAAATAATCTTGCTAGTGAAATAGAAGATAATTTAGAATTAAATAATATTGAAAAGGAATATTTCAATGGACAAAGTTAATGCAGAAAGAGCGTATTCTTGGGAATGTCTAGGGTGCGGCGAGCAACACTTTTTTAAAGTTGATTTTGATAGTAATATAGATAATCCTAATGCTGAAAAACATATTAGAGACTATCTTGAATTAGAAGAGTGGCAAGACATTCCAGAAAATCATGGATTAGAAGTCGCCCGTCTACCTACTGAAGTAATATGCAATAGTTGTGGAATGGCTTTTGCTATTTATTACGATGATGCATATTATGAAGATGAAGATGAGGATGAGGATGGATCAGATGATAACGATCAATTTATCGATGAAGATGAAGATGATATTTTGGACACCTCGTACGATATTACAAGATCATCACAGGAAGATCTTTTATTTGAAGATGATGATGATAACGAGTTCGGAGAATATGAGGATGAGTCATGAATTTGTCAATTAAACTTGATATGGATGGCGTAATAGCCGATTTCATTGGCGGCGTATTTAAAATCATGAAAGAAAGAAAAATGATTAAAGATACTGTCACTAAAGAAATGTGGACTGAATTTAATGCACACGGCAATTTAGGTATTACAGATTTTCAATGGCAAACATTATTTAAAGAAATATCTTACGATTCTTTCTTTTGGTCGAAATTAGATAAAGAACCTCATTTTGATGATTTAATTAAAATAGTAAATGATTTTGATATAGATTATGAAATAGTAACAGATGCACCGTCTATATACGCTTCTCATGGCAAACAAGTATGGTTAAGGAATCATGGTATATATAATAACATGCATACTGAAAAAAATAAATATAAACATGCTTCGCCACACGCCGTGTTAATAGATGATAAACCACTTAATTGTGATTTATTTATTAAATATGGTGGAAAAGCAATATTATATGCCCAACCATGGAATGCAACATATAAAGGATTGGCCCCAAGATTAAGTGTAGATAATAAAGAAGAATTTATAAATATATTGCAAGGATATGAACTTGCAGCAAAATAATTTAAAATATAAACTAGTCTATATATGGTATATCTAAGTAATAATAATTGTATATTAAATAATATAAATAGTAAATTTACACTTATGTATGAAAGAACGCCCAAAAATTATATAGATGCGATTAGATTCTTTTTTATGTTAGAGCAATGTTTAGATTATGAAATGGATTCGTTCGAAGATGAAATTCCCAAAACTATACAAAAAGACAGCGACAGGTGCGACCCAAACTTGGGAAATAGAGGTTCTAGATAATAAATTTAGAACCTACAGCGGCCAAGTAGATGGTATTATTACTATCTCTGAATGGACTTATTGCGCTGGTAAGAATATTGGTAAGAAAAATGAAACTTCTCCAGACCAACAGGCTTATAAAGAAGCAGAAGCCAAATGGACAAAAAAACAAGAAAGGGAAACTTATGTTAAAAATATTGATGACGTAGATACATTAATTTATCATAAGCCAATGTTAGCCCATATTTACAATGATTATAAAGACAGATTGAATTTTAAAGACGGAGTCTGGACTAATATTAAATATAATGGTGTCAGATGTATAGCAACTAAAAATGGGTTGTTTTCTAGAAAAGGAAAAGAAATTAAAAGTTGTCCGCATATCAACCAAGCTTTAAAAGCAATTTTTGAAGAGCATCCAAATCTCATTTTAGATGGCGAATTATTTAATGATGATTTAAAGCAAAATCTTGGAGAACTAATATCCTTAGTAGCGAAGAAAGAGCCTGACCCAAAAGCAAAGGATATTGTTCAGTATTGGATTTATGATATTATTGATATTTCAAAAAACTATAATGAAAGATATTCATTCATAAAAAAATCAATAAAAGAAAATAAAATTATAAAAAAGTGCCCAAGAACTCAAGTTTCCGACTATATTAGTATAGACCAACATTTGGCCGAGGCTGAAAAAAATGGCCAAGAAGGAATTATGGTCCGCACCAACGGTGTATATCAATGCAAGAGATCAAAACATCTTCTAAAATATAAAAGTTTTTTTGATGAAGAATTCAAAATTATTGATATAGAAGAAGGTAAAGGTAACTTAGCTGGAATGGCTGGTACTATTATCCTTCTAGCTAAGAATGGCGAACCTTTTGGTGCGTCACCCACCGGATCTCATGAGTCTTGGTCATCAATGTGGGCAAATAGGCAAAGCTTAATAGGTAAAATGGCTACTGTTAAATACAAGGAGCTAACTCCTGTAACTAAACGGGGTGGCGGAGTGCCAAGTTTTGCCAAAGTAATATCTATAAGAGACTATGAATAATAAACGACAAACGAAAAAAAGCAAGCGTGTCGATGAAGCTCAAGAAAATAAAGTTGAATTAATTAAATACATTAAACCAAAAACAAGGGGTCAATATAATTACTATAAAGCTATAGAAAATAATAGAATTGTTCTTGTAAGTGGTCCAGCAGGTACTGGAAAAACAAGCCTATCATGTTATTATGCAGCTAAGTCTTTAATAGCAAATAAGTATAGAAAAGTAATAATCACTAGACCAGCTATTGAAGCGTGTAATGAAAATTTTGGTTTCTTAAAAGGCGATATTGATTCGAAAATTTATCCATATTTAATACCAATTTACGAAGAATTAGAAAAGTACGTAGATAAACAAGTAGTGCAAAGGTGGAAAGCAGATAAAACAATTGAGATTGCTCCACTTGCTTTCATGAGAGGAAGAAATTTAGAATCTTGTTTTATCATTGCTGATGAATGTCAAAATATGAGTATGGAGCAATTTAAAATGATTCTAACAAGAATGCACGATGATAGTAAAATAGTTCTATGCGGTGACTTTGAACAATCGGATTTAAAAAATAAAGGAAATGATTTCAGAACAGCTTGTGAAAGATTAGATGGTATGGAAAGTGCCGCCTATATTAATCTAACAGACGACGATATTGTTAGAAGCAGGTTTATATCTGAAATCTTAGACAGATTAAGATAATGCCTATATATTTATACAAGTGTGAGCAGTGTGATGATTCTTTTGATATTATCGCACCTATGAAAGACGCATCAGTCAAGCGCAAGTGCCCTAAGTGTAAAAGTTGTAAAACTTATAGAGATTATGCTGGAGAAAAACATCATAATTTCATTCCTCATACACTAGGGCACTTGGCTGATGTAAATGCATCAAAACTATCACAAGAAGCAAAAGATTTTAAATCAGGACAGAATAGGAAAAATGATTAACACTTTTTATTTTACAACAGGTAAAGAAAAATTAACAGATAATGAAAAGGTGGCATTGGCTTGTAAAGAAGTTTCGCCACAAGAAATAAGATATTATCTAAGAATTTCTATAAGAGATCATACATTGTTATCTTATGATACTATGCCGGATTTTAGAGAGAACAATATTAATTTAAATCTTATTACAAAATGGAAGAAAGTCAGCGAAAAAGCTTTTACTCATTATATTAATTATCTGTCGAATAAACATCAACAGAATTATAGATACGCGACATTAGAATTAACTGGAGGATAATATGACAGATAAATTAGCAAGTGAGATTTTACGTAATGTGTATAAAGGTGGAACTCTGGCAGACATTCTTAATAAAATTGGAGCTTCTGAGAAAGAAGTCTTATTAGTCTTGAATAAAACTAAGATTAATTTAGATGCTTTATTAGTAAAAGATGAGCCAAAAACTAATAGTAAAGTTGAAGAATGGGATGCTCAAAGTAGAAATCTAAAAATTGAAGCGGTCCAAAAGTTGATAGAAAAGGGTTATAATGAAGTAGTGGCGGCAAATTTAGTAGAAAAGGGTTATGAAAATTTCATTATAGATGAAAACACTAGCTCTGACATGATCGTTAATGCCGCCCTGCTTAAAGCTAGGAAAAATGATTTAATTAGTGTAAAACCAGGAATCGCCGTTATGAATCAGGCAGCATCTCAATTAGTAGATGCCCAGAAGAAAAATATTTCAAACAAGTCAGTTAAAGATGACGGAATCTATAAAATATGATTCTAAATATTCTCCTGGTAAAAAAGTAAGTGGCCTTAAACTAATAATAGAAATAGTATGCGAAAACAAAGCTAAAAAAGATAATAAGGAACTCCCCATTCAATTCTGGAAAATTAAAGAGTGGGAAAATTATTATAAATCGCAGCTTCGTGCTGGTTCTAAACTATGTAAAGAATTCGGTGAAAATCGAGTTCTTTCTTTTATAAGAAAAAATACAGTGTATTCACTGCATCCTAAATGGATTAAAGAAGCTATTGCAAAAATACCAGAAGAAAAAATACAAGAATCAAAATTAAAAATACCAGAAACAGCAAAAGTTAAAACTAAAAAAATAGATAAATTAAAAGGTTTAGAATAATGGCTAAAACCAAAAATATAGAACAAGATATTTTTAAGGAATTCGGAATAGACCCGAATAAATATTTAAATGATGTTATTACGTCAGATGATTATGCTACTTTCAGCATTTCTCCTAGGATTGATGTTACTTGTGGCGGTGGTATAAAAGAGGGTAGTTTAGTATTAGTTTCAGGACAAGAGAAGCTAGGTAAAACTACATTATGTTTAGCCGCGGCTGCTTCTGCACAGAACCAAAAAGATGGTATTCATAGAAAAGTATATTACATAGATGTTGAGAATAGAATCCAACCAAGAGATTTAAAGGCTTTTGGTTTAAAAACAGATGAAGATAGTCTGTGTGTAATAGGTTCTGTATCTGGCAGATTATTGTCTGCTGAAGATGTTTTTAAAATCTGTGAGAAGCTTGTATCTAATGTTAGAAATGCCGTAATAATTATAGATTCTATTTCTATGCTTTGCACAAAATCAGAAATGGATTATGATTACGAAAACCAGTTCAGGCAAGACGTGCAAAAATTAACAGCTATTTTTTGCAGGAAGATGGCCCAAGTATTAAGACCTAGTAAAAATACTATTTTTGGTATTTTACATATGCACGCCAATCAAAATGCTAATAGTCCATATGCTCCTAAAACTATCGAACAAGGCGGCACTAAGTTAAAATATGCGGCCAACTATCAGTTTAAATTAACTCATAAAGAAGAAGTTAAGAACGGTGATGAACATATAGGTAATAAAGTACATTTTAAGTGCTTATATCATCCTGGAGAGGGTCCAGCGACTACAAGTTATTTTCAGCATAGATTTGGATATGGGATAGATATTGTGAAAGAAACAATAGAATTAGCTAAAGATATTGGCGCTATTAAGAGCGCAGGAGCTTGGTTAAAATTACCAGATGGTACACAATACCAAGGTCTGGAAAACCTAACAGAAGCTTGTCGCAATAACAAAGAAGTTTTTGATTTGATTAAAACTTCTATAGAAAATATATGAAATTAAATCTAATAACGTTAGATGGACACAGCTTATCTCATAAAATTGAATCTAATATATTAACTACAAGGTCTGAGCTGCATTTAAAAGCCAGAGAATTACTTCAACAAGAATTCCCTTTTGTTTCTATATTAGAAGAAGTTTATATGCCTGTGTTAAAAAAGAAAAAACTTCCTTTTGATTTTTTTATTCCTAAAAATAATTTAATTATAGAAGTTCATGGCGAGCAACATTTTAAATACATTCCTTTTTATCATAAAACTAAATTCGACTATTTGCGAAGTAAAGTAAGAGATAATGATAAAAAAGAATGGTGCAATTTAAATAAGTTTAGGTTAGTTGAATTTTTATGGAATGAGAATATAGAAACATGGAAAATGAAGCTATAATAGAAAAAGTTACAAAACTACATAAAGATGTTGTTGGTTTTGATAAAATAGATAAGTGCAAGCAAGAAGATATAGAAACATATCTACAATATAGTGGAGAAGATTTAAAAAATCTTTCAGAAAATGAATGCGAGCTCATCTCAATCAAAATTTTACAACACTGCTTATTCATCCAACGAAAAGTTAATTGTATTAAAGCTGCATCTGATTGGATACAGTACGAACTCAAAAAAATCATATCAAGAGACATACAAAATATCAAAGGTGTTAGCTGGGAAAATGCGGAACAAATAGTTATTAATAATAATCCCACTGCATTAATGATGCAAGAAAAAATACAAAATTATAAAATAATGCTTAACACTTCATATAATATAGTTAACTTGTTAGATAATTTTTCTAAAAGAATAGATAGTATAAAATTTAGTAAAAAAGGAAGATAGCATGATTAGAATGACAGAATCTATGCTTAATAAATTAAGTAAAAAAGAATTAATACAGTTAATTCTAGATGCTCAAGAAGTAAAGGAAAAGGTTTATCCTCCTAATAAGGTTATAATTAATGAGCCTACTCAAATAATTAAACCTACACAGACTAAGCATGGTTCACAAGTATTAGCTCAAATTGATTATGATGATGTCCCTGTCGAAGTCGAGTGGAAAGAAGGCGCAAAACCTATTCCACGACGACCTTCTGATGAAACAACGTATATTTGTCGTAGATGTACGACGAAGTTTAAAGCTAAAGCCGGACTGTTTGCTAAAGATAGAAATGAACCCATATGTAATAGGTGTATGAATGGAAGTGCTGGCGGATAGTAATAGTGAACATTCCATAATTGGATGTTTAATTAAAAATGGTCCAGATGCATTTTTTGATTCTGCAGATATGCTGTCAATTAATACTTTTACAGACATCACAAATTCATCTCTGTTTAAAATTATAAAAACTAGTTATGAAACTGATGTTAAAGTATTAGATGCCCCATTAATTTTGTCTTTAGCTAAACAAGAGAAATTAGATACTTTTATTAAAATAAAAGATATTAAAGATAAGATTAATACAGCTTGTGAATTATCTAGTTTACAATCTCTAGTGGCAAAAATTAGAAAGCTAGAAATAGCTAGAATTTTACATGATGAGCTTGAGAATAGAAGAAAAACAATAGAAGGTATTACTGGTGGCGAATCTATCAATAATATTTTAGCAAATATAGAATTTAATCTTGACTCATTATTTAATAATGTTAAACAAACTAAAAAGATGGGAGATGGGTTAAAAGCTAGGCTTAAAGAATTAGCTGACAATCCAGTAACGCAAGTCGGTTTATCTACTGGATATCCAATTTATGATGCAGCTATTGGCGGCGGATTAAGAGGAGGTTCAGTTAATGTTGTGGGCGCCAGAATAAAAGTAGGTAAAAGCCATTTCTTAAATAATATAGCATTAAATACTTCGAAGAATAATATTAAAGTTCTTTATTTAGATACAGAGATGAAAACTGAAGAACAGGAAAATAGATGTGTATCTAATTTAGCTGAAGTTGATATTAACTTAATTGAAACTGGTGTTTTTGGTGAAAAAGAGGCGACCGCTGCAAAAATATATGGGGCTGCTGATAAATTAACAGAATTGCCTTATGAGCATATTAATGTTTCTGGTATGCCTTTTGAAGAGCAAATATCTATAATGTCTAGATGGTTAAGAAAAAACCAAGTAGTAAAAGATGGTAAAGTAGCAGAATGTATCATTATTTATGATTATTTAAAATTAACTAGTTCAGACGGTATTAACTCCAATCTAGCAGAATATCAATTGCTGGGTTTTATGATTACTACTCTGCATAATTTATCTGTCAGATATGATATTCCTATTATGACGGCAGTTCAATTAAATAGAGATGGTATAGATAAAGAAAGTACTGGTGTCGCAGCTGGTTCTGATAGGATTCTTTGGTTGTGCTCTAATTTTTCTATATTTAAATTTAAATCTCCAGAAGAATTAGCATTAGACCCAATAGAAAATGGGAATAGAAAATTAGTTATTATGGCTGCGCGACACGGACCTGGCCTAAGTGAATTTGATTATATCAATTTCTTATTAGATACATATAAATGCAAATTAATGGAAGGAAAGCTCAGGTCTCAGAATGTTAAAAAATAAAGATTATATACCAAACATTATTGAGTTTTTTGGGCTAGATTTAAGATTATATGGAAATAAAATGATAGGGTGTTGTCCAGTCCATAAAGGTGACAATAAAACAGCTTTTAATTTATGGCCGCGTTCTGGATTTTGGGTTTGTAGATCTCATAATTGCCATGAAGTTTTTGATAAAACTTTTGATGGCTTTTTAAAAGGGTTGTATGCAGCGAACTATAAAAATTGGGATGGAGGGGCAAGTATAGATATTTCTGATAAAGAAATAGATACTTTTTATAATCAAATTATTAAAGGAAATGCTCCAACACCAATATCTATACAACCAACTATTATCAAAAAAACAAAACAATTCAAACCATTAACAGTAGATTATTTTTTACGCAATCTTATATATCCATGCCCTTTCTTTTCTAAAAAATTCTCTGAAAAAATTATAAGAGATTTTAAAATTGGATATTGTAATAATCCCAGATACCCAATGTTTGGGAGGAGCGTGGTCCCGATTATTGAAATGAATAAAGTAATCGGATATCAGGGGCGTTCTGTATTTGAACAGTGTAAAAAATGTTCTGGCTATCATCACCCAAATTCGATGTGCGGAGAATTTTTTGAAGGAAAATGGAAATTTAATCCAGGTTTTCATTCAAATAATCATCTTTTTAACTATACTAATGTAGCGGTCGTCCAACCTAAAACGATCTTTCTTACCGAAAGCGTTGGTAATGTTTTTAGATTAATAGAATTTGGCATACCAAATGCGCTTGCAACTTTTGGGGCAAGATTCTCTCCTTACCAAGAAGATAAGGTTAGAATATTACAACCAGAACGTATAGTTTATATAAAAGATAAAGGTCCTGCTGGTGATAAAATCAGCGATTTAATTAAAAAAATAACATGGGCAGAAGTAATTATCCCAGAATTAGAATATGAAGATGATGTAGCGGCAGTGACAAAAGAATATTTTCAGGATAAGTTGTTAAAAGATTTGATGGAATTAAATATATAATATGATTATAGCATTCTCTGGAAGAAAAACCGCAGGAAAAAATACATGCGGTAATTATGTTCTAGGCACTATTTTATGGATGTCTGGAGTAGTAAAAAATACTTATAAGATAAGTGATAAAGGTGATTTATTAATATCTGATATTTTTGGCGACACGTCAAAAAATGGAGTATTTGATTTAAAATTAGAATCCCCGTCTTTCCAAGATTTTTTAAATAAGGAAGTCTATCCAATAGTTAAAGTATATAGCTTTGCTGATCCATTAAAGGAGATGTGTAGAGATATATTTGGATTAGACCCTCATTTATTGTGGGGCAGTAATGAACAAAAAAATACCTCAACTAATTTAAAATGGGAAGACGTGCCAACTAAAACTTCTAAAAAAGGCTATATGTCTGTTAGAGAAGTATTAGAATACGTTGGTACTGATTTATTTAGAACAATGTATCAAAACGTGTGGTGCGATGCTTTAATAAGAAAAATTAAAAATGACAATAGTATGTTCGCAATTATTACTGATGCGCGTTTTGAAAATGAATTTGAGGCCATCCAAAATAATGGTGGAAAAGTAATAAAATTGACCAGAGGAATAGCTGGTGAGAAAAACGATGTAGATAAATATGAAAATTATGACTATATAATCGATAATAAAAATTTAACAATACCACAACAAAATTTAGAAATAGATAAGATTCTTCAAGAAATTAGATTGCATAACTTATTTGGAATAAAGCAAAATGTATATAACTAGTATGTCTCCCTCTTCTTATAATGTTGTTGATGAGTGCCAAATGAAGTATTTCATTGGTAATATTTTAAGAATTAGAGAGCCTGAAAAAATTGCTGCTGAAAAAGGCACCTTCATCCATGAGTATTTAGAAATACTAGCGCTGTATAAGAAAGCTCATCAAGAAGGTTTACAGACAGTTAGTAACGGCTATCATGAAGTAGAAGTTGTCCCACCAGATGAAATCGATACTCAAGCTTTGTTTGATATGTTAAAAGCAAACTTTAAGTATAAAAATACTTTTTCTGATAAAGATTATAAAGAATGCAGGGCTTCAATAGATACTGTTTTAGCTTCTTCAGAAGACCCTAGAAAATTAGAAATAGTAGAAACAGAGCATAAATTCTCTCTAGAAATAGATGAGCCTTGGGCTAACTATTATCATGAAACAGATAAGGGTATAGAAAAAGGTAAATATAAAATTAATGGTATCATTGACTTAATTACTAAAGTTGATGATGATACATATAAATTTATAGACTGGAAGCACTTACCTATAAATACCAAGATTCCAACTATAGATGGTTGGACTACTATGGGAAAAGTAAAAGTTGGCGACACTTTATTTGATAAAGACGGCAATCCAACAAAAGTCTTAGGTAAATCAAAAACAAAAGTAAAACCATGTCTAAAGATTAAGTTCGATGATAAAACTGAAGTAATATGTTCTGAAGAACATTTATGGACTCTTGCTGATGGTTCTGTAAAAATGGCTTGCGAATTAAATTATAGAGATGAGATTCCAGTAGCTAAACCTTTACAGTTAAAAGATATAGAATTGCCTATAGACCCATATTTACTTGGTGCTTGGCTTGGAGATGGTAGAAACAGGTCTTGCGAACTCACCAGCGGGGATTTGCAAGTTTTTACTAAATTAAGACATAAAGAATTTAAATTAGGTAAAAATTTAGAAAAAAGAACTGATACTTATGAAACTAGAACCGTTTTAAATCAGACAGATAAGTTTAGAAAACTTGGGCTGCTAAATAATAAACACATTCCTAAAATTTATTTTCGCGCATCTGTTAAGCAAAGACTTGAGTTGCTTCAAGGTTTGATGGATACAGATGGTAATATAAATAGAGGTAGAAAACAAGCTGTTTTTACTAACTGTAGGAAAAGACTTTCTAGTGATGTAAAGGCATTATTATTAACTTTGGGCCAGCGCCCTAATATGTCTAAAATTCATAGAGATACTATCTTTAAAAAAGATATAACTGTATATCCTATAGCTTTTAGACCAATAGGTATTAATCCTTTTTCTCTTAAAAGGAAAAGTCCTGACCCTTCTTGGGGTTCTGGCAATTCTTCTGTGCGTAGAATAGTATCTATTACTAAACTTCGTAAGAATAGAGAAGTCTGTTGTATTTTAGTTGATAGTCCAAGTAATACATTCTTATGCACTAAGAATATGATACCTACACACAATTCTGGCAGTAGAAAAGATTGGATTACTGGCGAGATTAAAGATTATGATAAATTATATAATGATATTCAGTTAAATATTTATCATTATTGTTTGCGTAGATTATATCCACAGACAAAGAATTTTATTGTTACAATTTTCTATACTAAAGATGGTGGGCCGTTTGATTTAGTTTTTGAAGAGAAAAATGCTCAAGAAACTTTAGAGCGTTTGAAAAAGCAATTTAGAAAAATATCAGAAATAGAAATTCCAAAATTAAGTAGGACTTGGAAATGTAAAAATTTCTGTTATTATAGCAAACTCAAGTTAGATAATGCTCCAAACGAGTTTAGAAAAAATCAATTAGATGAAATGGGCGCCCCTATGTGCGCGTGCAGTCATTTACATGAATTAGTTAAGTTAAATGGTACTTCACAAATTATAAAGGATTTTAAAAAGTAATGGTTAGAATAACAATATTAGGAGTAGTTAGTTCTGTAAATTTAAGAACGGTTGGAGCAAAGCAGTTAAAATTACTTGAGGGGGTAGTATCTTCGCAAGATAAGACTATGATTGAATTTGCATTTCAAACATGGGGTAAACAAGCGGAAGCGATTTTTGAAAATATCAAAGACGGCGACCAAGTATTAATAGATGGTAAAATTGCTATCGATACTTTTGGTAAGGACAACAAGATGTATATAGATGTTTCAGATTTAAGAAAGTGTACGTACAAATAATGTTTAACACAATTAGTTATTACTATGGTTATTTAAAGTCTGTATTAGGTTTTAATAAGATTAATCCAGATAATGTAAAAGTATTTTTAGATGAGTCTCCTGATGATGAGCCGCCAACTTCTGAAAAAATGAATTATAGTGAATATGAGGTTATGACAAATACTCAGCCTTATGCTGAAGATTTAGGAGTAGAGGCGCCTAATGAAACTTTTATGGCGGCCAAGAATTATACTTATATGTATTATTCTTACAAAAACTATAACAGTAGTTTTGCTGTGAGAGGTTTCTCAAGAGATAAGACAAATCTAATGATACAAAATGCATTAAATGAAATGTCTAAAGTTAGTGGTTTAAAGATTGTGCCTTGGAAAAAAGGTAAGCCAGTGCATTTTAGTATTCAATTTTCATCTAAAGTATCGCAAAATGCTTTAGCTGTTATGGATAAAAATAATATGATTATTTCAACGGTGAGACCAATGACAGAAGCAGTTGTAAAAACTGTAATTCAACATGAGACTTTACATTATTTAAAGTATAAAGCTAATCCTCCAGCAGATAAGTGGTATCATTCGCAGGATAAAAAGTGTGTTTATAATATTAATGGCAATGCGCTTTCGTTATGTGCAGCAGAGCAGAATTGGTTGAGGAGTAAATATGGACAAGCGTAAGAAAATGAGTATGGTAACAAGAAAAGAAGAATTTTGGACAAGAAAAGATAAGCAAAAAGTAACTGTAGAAAGCATGAATGAATATCATGCAAAGAACGCTCTCAGAAAAATGCTGCGCGAAAATCGAACGCTGCGGTCTAAACTAAAGCAAACACAAAAGAATAATAAAGAAATAATTTCTTTTATCAGAGATATTGGAAAAGAATTTACTAGGATTATAAATAATGGATAATAATTTTATGATGCAAGTGCATTATTCTGTTGGTACAGGCGCAGGCCAAATAATAGATGAAAACGATATAGAAAAACCTATTGTAATGATGTATTTTGCAAAAAATAAAGAAATTCTAGAGCAGATTGAAAATGAAACAGCTGAATACGATCCAACAGACACTAATAATTGGCTTGGTATAGCGCTAACTATTGATGGCGCTAGACATTTGATAGAAGATTTGCAAGAAATGATAGATGAGGCTATACAAGGTCCTCCTTTAGATAACGAAAATGAATATTAAAAATTTAATTGGCGAAACTCTTGAGTATATTGATATAGACGAAGATAATAATCAAATTTTACTAACTACTAAAAGTGGTAAAAGAATTATGATTTATCATGGTCAAGATTGTTGTGAAAACGTTCGTATTGTTGATACAATCGGTAATTGGAATAATCTTATAGGTAAAGTAATCATTGATACTGATGAAGAAATTATTAGCTCTTCTGATAAAGATGGTTATGATTATAGAACTGAAATTAATTTAACTTTTAAAGTAGATAGTGATACAGTTATTAGTAAATGGATAGGTGAGTCAAATGGCTACTACAGTGAAAACGTAGATATACAAGAGTTTTCAGTTTATGAATTATTAAAATATTTTGGATAAGGGAAAAATGGTTAATTATTTTGTAGGACTGCTTATTTATATAAGCCAAGGTTTTTTAGTTATATTGACTGGTGAGCCAGATATTATGTTCTGCGCCATGGCTTGGCAAAAAAGAAATGAAAGTAAATTTTGGTCTACATCAAGATATATTGTAGACAATTATGTGTGGCCATTAAGTGTTTGGCGTTATGAAGGTATGACGCATTGTGAAAGTTGTTTTTGGGCTGAGCAAAAAAGATTAACTGAGCGTATTGAAGAATATGCAAAGTATATAGCAGAAGGTAAACATAAGGACTAAAACATGAGAAAGTTAAAGAATTATATAGTTAATTTTACTTATTCAGATGGCCAAGTAAAAGAGGTCGCTATTAGCGCAATGAATAAGCAGACAGCAGAAAAAAAACTGCGCAAGCTGCATAGTGTAGCTGCTGTTAATAATATTGTAGAATCTACAGAAGAAAAAATAAATAATAATGTTCCTTTTGATATATAATATAAAGGCTTCAAATTGAAAAATTCAGTTGAATTATTAGGCTATTATGGTTCAGATGAAGTAATAGCTTGTAGCGCTTGGACTTCTACTAATCGTGAATTGACAGATGAAAAACGTGAGCGCATACCAAAGTTAATAAAAATGCTTTGGGAAAATGGCCATGAAACTCCTTTTGAAAAAGGCTCGGTCCATTTTCTAGTAAATTGTGATATAGCATCACATATTCATCTATTAAAACATAGAATTAGTAGCCTAAACGCTGAGTCTGCCCGATACAAAGAGTTAAAAGAAGATAAGTATTACTTGCCGGAAGATTGGAATAATATTAAAATATCACATTTAGATCTTGGCTCTCCATCAGACAGTTGGATAGATAGGTTAAAAGAATATACCGAAGAAGGAAATAGATTATATCATAAATGTCTTGAAGACCTAACGCCAGTTCTTGGTCGCAAGCGAGCAAAAGAATCGGCCCGTTTCTTCAAAACATACAACAGTCAGATTCAGGCCGATATAATGTTTAACATGCGCAGCTTTGCGAATTTCTTAAAATTAAGAAGATGCGAACACGCTCAGTTAGAGATTAAAATGATAGCCGATGAAATGTATAATATGGTTAAAAATATTGAAGGGCAGCCTTTTAAACATACTTTAGATGTTTGGGCTCAGACTGGGGTTATTAAAAACATATAATAATGAAATATATACCTTTAAATTGTAAAACACATTATTCTGTAAGACAAGCGATGTCTAAACCCACAGATATCAAAACTAGATTAAATAAAATAGGTCTAGATTTGTGCGGTATTGCTGATTATAGTATTGTTAGCGGGGCGGTTAAATTTAAGGATTCAATCCCTAATGGTATTATAGGTACGGAAATTTGTGATTTAGCTGGAAATAAGACTTTAATATATGCTAAAAACTATGATGGTTGGAAGCAGTTGTTAAAAATTACTTCTGTAGCTAACAGTAAAAGCGATACTTGTCTTGACAGATATTTATTAGATGCGCTGATTACAAATGATTTACTAGTTATATATCTTTATGAGGAAAATAATCCTAAGCATAATTCTTATTATGGTGTTGATTTAAACGCTGATAATTATGTTGAAATTAGAAGAATGGCTGCGGCAAAAAATAAAAAAACTGTCGCAGTTCATTCTTCTTTTTTCTCTTCTCCTGAAGATATAGAAGATTTTACAATATTATTATCTATCGCTCATAATATCTCTTCTGAGTTAGTAAGATCTGAATTTGCTGAAATCTATAATAAAAAGTATCATATCTTGTCTTATGAAGAAGCGTTAGAATATGGATACTTGGAACAGGAGTTGCAAAATACTCTAGAACTTGAGTTTGAAGAATATAAACTTAACCGCAATCCTATGCTCCCAAAATTTACTGATAAAGGCGATTCAAGCGCTTTATTAAAACAAATTTGTGAAGAGAATTTAGTTGGAAAAGATGAAAGATACAAAAAACAACTAGATTATGAATTAGATGTTATAAATCAATACGGTTTAGCAGACTATTTCCTTATAGTTCAAGATGTTATTAAGTACACTAATACTAAACATGGTATGTGTGGCATTAGAGGTTCTGGTGCTGGTTCAGTCATTTCATTTTTGTCTGGTATTACAGAAGTAGACCCAATTAAATATGGGTTATATTTTGAAAGATTTATTAATCCAGGTAGAATGTCTACTACCCATATTCAGCTTCCAGATATTGATATAGATGTCCCGGCTGAAGGGAGAGAGGACGTGATCGAATATATTAAAGAAAAATATGGTAGAGATCGCGTAGGTCAAATTTTGACATACCAAAGAATTAAAACTCACGCCGCGTTAAAGGCGGTGTTCAGGTCTAATAATAAATTAAGTTTTGATGAAGTCAATCAAATAACCAAGTTAATCCCAGACGAAGCTAAAGTAGCTGATAAATTAAAAGAGCATAACTATTCTTCACTTCTTTTGTATGCAATAGAAAATTCTCCTGAAGAATTCAGACAATGGGTTTATATTAATGATAGAGATGAAATTGATGGAGAATTTAAAAATGAGTTTAATCAAGCCCTTAGACTTGAAGGATTAAATTCTGCAAGATCAAAACATGCTGCCGGTGTAATTATAGGACAGGTGCCATTAGATGAAGTTTGCCCAATGATTTGGGACAACTCAAGCAAATCTTTGATTTGCGGTATGGAAATGGGCGACCTTGAATCTTTAGGATGTATGAAATTAGACATTTTAGGTTTAAGACTGTTCGATAAATTAATTGAAATCTTTGGAGAATAATATGGTCTTTAAAGAACTAGCAGTTGGTGATTTATTCACAACAAATAATAATCAAGATATAGTTTATAAAAAGATAGAGCCACAAAAAAGAAACCCAAGAGGGTGTGGTTGCGATAAGGTAAATGCTGAAAATACGGCCGATAATACAAGGTTGAAATTTTCAGATTTTATGACAGTGCAAAAGATATAGGATAATTATGGATAGTACAATAATAGTATTTGATTTTGAAACAACTCATTTGGACGCTGGAACCGCCGCGTGTGATGCAATAGAGTTGGCGGCTTGCGCGATTCACTCTAAAACTTTAGAAATTGTGAAAGACAGCGAATTTTTTGTAAATATTAGGCCAGATAATATAGAAGACCCAGATTATTACAAGAATCATAAGTCTACTATAGACTGGCATGTTGGTTTACAAAAAGGTAATACTGTAGATAGACTGATTGAAAAGTGGAAGGCTGGTACTCCTGAGAAACAAGCGTGGAAAATGTTCCATGATTATGTTAACCAGTATAATCACACTAAAACTTGGCGAACAGCGCCAATCGCAGCTGGTACAAATATTTCTGATTTCGATTTAAAGATTTATGATTATTTAAATCAAAAACATAAGATGAAACCTTGTTTTCATAAGAGGGATAAGATAGATATTAAAGATTTATGTTTTTATTGGTTCGCGTTTAATCCAGACCCACCAAAATCTTTTAAAATGGATGATTTAAGACCTTATTTTGCTCTTGGTACAGAAAAAGCTCATAATGCATTGTTTGACGTACAACAAGAAGCAACTATTATATCTAATTTCTTAAAAGTGTTTAAGAAGTATGGTAAGCAAGTAACATTAAGAGGAATGTGCGGAAAAAC